GCACTAATATGACTGCTACATTGAATCCGGGCAAGATATATGAAAAGTATCAGGCCGGCGATAAACTTACCAACGCAGAAGTGATCTATGGTGCAGCATTCTACAAAGATCTCTCTGATAGATTGGTCTATTGTGGACCCACCTTTCATCTTGCGTTTACGGAAGCGAACCGGGTGTATATGGGCCTCGAAGGTTATATGGAAGCAAGGATGAGAAAATAATGGTTACCTTACCAAAAGAATTTGTCGCAACAAAGTACCCTGGATACTTTTGGAATATTCAGGATAAGAAACTATATTCTGTGAAAGTGACCGGAATGTTGAAGCCACTCGCTAGGGTGTATCCAAATCAGTTCAATCACTTCCGCAGTGGATTCTCTGTATCCATACGCGGTCAGAAGCGAGTTCTAGAGTTGAGCTATCTTGAAACTCTCAAACCAAAGACAACTATCTACCCAATCTACCCACAGGAATAAACATGACAGCTGAACTAAAAGAACGAAATATCCTGCGTAAGGATTGTGATGGGCATACATATTCGATTCCCGAAAGTATGCTCAATCAATTTACTCAACTTGTTGAGGCTGTTGTAAATTCTGAATTCATGTCAGATGATTGGTATGATGCCAATGACGAATTGGATAAAGAGTTTGGCTCCTACATGAAAGGTGATTGACAAATACATTTTGTATATCGTATAATAGAAGACTAAGTTAGTAAACATTCAACACAAGGAAATATATGAAGAAACTTATCGCACTTATCGCTACCGCTTTCGCAATCTCCGCAATGGCTGCTTCGCCTGTTGCTACAGCATCGGCACCAGTTGCTGTCAAGACTGCCCAACCACCTGTCCAGGCACAGGTCAACAAGACCAAGGCTGATGCTCGCACAGCTAAGTTGGCAAAGAAGGCAAAGAAGGCAAAGGTTGCTAAGAAGACTGCCGCTTCGGCACCTGCCAAAGCCGCTTCCGCTGCTAAGTAAGCAAGCTGACAAAGATGGAAGGGGCCGTCAACTGGCCCCTTCCATCTATTGTTATAATACATATACAAAGGAGCTAGTTATGAACATGCTAAATGAAATTGCTGTGATTGTTTTACAGAACATCAATGTAAGTTTTCTCTGCACTACGGTCATCCCTGTGATGACTGGCTTCTTCAATTGAATAGGCCGGCGTTAGTACAATGGATAGTACAGGGGATTTCTACTCCCTAAATGGGGGTTCGATTCCCTCACGCCGGACCAGGTTGTAAAACGGATAGGATAAAAACCTTCCTTATGATAAATACATAAGATGAGGAACAACTATTATGAAAACAACCAAATGTAATTTATGCGATACTGAAATACGAAATTGTAATTTCAAAAACACATCACATCTTGTGATGGATCTGGTCCATACAAACCACTCACCTCTTGTAAATGGTGTGAAAAGTTTTTCACTGAAACAGATGATAGAACAAATCACACCAGATGGTGCGATAAAAATCCTGATAGATCTTTGTATGAAAAGAGCAGAGATACATCTCAACTAAAGACTCCAACAGCCGTCGAAAAAAGAATAAGAGGAATCAAAAAAGCCCATATCGATGGAAAATATGCCGAAGCGAATATAAATCGAATAGGAAAATACTTACCGAAACACTCAGATGAATCGAAAGAAAAATCTCGAGTAAAAGCGTTGGCATCACCGCATAGACGATTGGTAAAATCTGTCCGAGATTATATAAAGAAGGATGGGACAATTGTTAAACTCGATTCTTCTTGGGAGGAAATATTAGCAATAAGGTTAGATGAGATAAATGTGAATTGGATAAGACCGAAACCGATCAAATGGATAGACAAAAAAGGCATATATCATAATTATTTTCCGGATTTTTATTTAGAAGATTATGATGTATATTTGGATCCAAAGAATCCTTATGCTATAAGAGCACAAAAAGATAAGTTGGATTGCTTGACCAATCAGCTTAAAAATCTTATAATACTAACAACAGACACAGATTGTAAAAATTTTACACCACAAAGGAAAATATATGTTGCTTCAACCACCCAAAACTGTAAAGTTTGACCCAGCTAATAAGGCACACCGCGCATCTGTTCGTGCGTTTATGAAACGCCGTGCATGGGGTGATGCTCCGATCCGTTTCGCATATGATCCAGTCTATGGAAGTATTCCGGAACAAGTTCAGACCAAACTGTTGGCCTGGTATCTTGAGAGAGAAGTTACTCCCAGAAAAGTAAAGAAACAAGTGGCTATCGCTAATCCGAAAGTTAGCCAACTGAAGAAGAAGGTGCTATAATGGGCACAACACCACGCAATGGCATTGAGGTACACCATCTCATGCCGAGCATGATGGAAGCAATTGATACTCTATTCGAAATCTGCGATGCAGAATTCAATAGCAGAAAAGATGTGCATGAAAGTTTCAAGAAAGAAACAAGTTCAAAGAAGTGGTCGACACAATTTCTCTTTTGGGAAGTTAGGAAGATTGCTGCCCGCGAAGACATCATCTGTTCCGCGCATATTGCACGGATTATTTCGGATGAGATTTCATGTATTTGGCATGGTCAGCACGAATTACAATAAAAGGATAACAAATGGCTGAAGAAAACGTAAATGGACAAATTCTTGTCGAACTAAGAGAGATGAACAGACTGTTGGCCGAGAGTGCTAAGTCATCAGAAGCTGCCGATTGGAAGCTATGGATCATTATGAATGGATTATGTGATGCATTGCTGACTCAGGGCATTCTTATAGATGATCCTCGAAAAACCGAAGAAAAATAAAGATTCTGGGCCGGTAGCTTAGAGTCCTAAAGCAGCGGTCTCATAAACCGTTGATCGTGGGTTAGACTCCCACCCGGCCTACCATTAAGGTGCGGTAACTCCATCGTACTGGCAATGAGAGAATACTTCAGCGTTGATTAGCCGGCAAGGCCGGTAGGAACTATTCAATCCGTACTCCTCTACTCTGCGATTGCCATTTATCCTATTGACTCTTTTTCCTAATGCTCTTATAATAAGAGCATGAGACGCTTACTCCTATCACTTGCCTTTGTACCTATTATAATGCATCAAGGTGTTCCTACGATGTGTTATCGTGGGCATATGAAGGCTGTAAAGGTAGATCCAAAGCAGGAAAAGTGTTTGGCTACTATGATCTATGGTGAAGCTCGAGGGGAGGCAGAGAAGGGTATGGTGGCAGTGGCCTATACTGCTGTGAATCGTGCTGTAAATAGGACGGTTTGCGGGGTGGTATTGGCCCCTAAGCAATACAGTATCTTCAATAACAATCCTGCGCTGAAGGCGGCGGCGATGAGTTTACACCTGGAGCCAAAGCAAAAGAATATAATTGATAAGGCAAGTTGGGAGAAAGCTTTAGCAGTCGCTAAGGCGGTGATGCGGAAAGAGATCGATGATCCAACCAATGGAGCAACGCATTATCTGGCTCCGACGGTGATGAGACTGAAGAAGTATAAATACCCGCAGTGGTCGAAAGAATACAAACTACTTGCGGTTATCGACAATCATAGATTTTACAAAATCGTTGACAAGCAGGCGATAAAGATTTAGTTCACTTTGTCCATCATTTAGGCGGTTTTATGTATAAATACGTGTTATGCACGGATTTATATACGAATGGACCAATTCTCTAAATGGCCTAAAATACCTAGGACGACACCAGGGAACACCCGATGATGGATATATCGGAAGTGGAACAATCTTCAAGAACTCCTATAATAGACATCCCGAAACATTTACACGAACTATTCTCTGGGAAAGTAATAACACATCAACAAATGAGATATTACAGAAAGAGGAAGAGTTTTTAAGTCTGATACCCGATGATGAACTATATTATGGTGTAAATAGAAAATACTATAATCAGGTTAGGAACTCAGCAGGTTATACATCTGAAGAGAATCCCATGAGGAATCCCGAAGTTGTTGCAAGAATGATGGCGACACGGGAAGAGATAGGGACTTATAAGAATCCGTGGGAAGCAACGGTAGCAAAATATGGTCGAGAGGAAGCTCTTTTATTAAATGCCCGTGGGAAGATCGGAAATACATTCGGCACTGGAAATAAAGGTTCGATCAAATCAATCGAACATAAGGCCAACATAGCTACCAGCATACAAGAAATGTATGCTACCAAGAAGGCTGCAGGTATTAAAAATACATCATTGGGTGGTCGGCCACGTGCTATAGATTATGTTACAATAGTTGATATAGTGAAAGAATATGGATTTAAGGATGCTGCAATAAAGTTAGAGATATCGGTTGCGGCATTAAAGGGAAGGTATTATAATGCGGTTGTAGCATTAAAAAAAGTAATGTAATAAAGAATAATGCGCTGATGGTGGAATGGTTTACACAACGGTCTTAAAAACCGTCCCTTTCGAGGTTGCGGGTTCGAGTCCCGCTCGGCGCACCAAAGTTATAGTGAATGCGTAGGCTGATACGCAGTGAAGATGGAAGTGTGGCAACAATCATAGGTGGGATCAATTGGTAATGCGAACACTCCGATTATCTATGATATTGTAAGTAATTCAAAACTGACGGCGTGTTCGCACATACCGTAGAGAGGTGCACCATAAGGTATTCCTCCCAATGTGAACTATTCACATTTATGAATCTATTATTTATAATGGTTTCATTCAGTCAACACACTAAGCCGGAGTTCAGTACCGGTCGCTATTTTATATTTTATAGAAAGAATGTATGAAACAACATTTTGTCACTTTTTGTTCTCCTGGAACTTTTGTATCCGAAACAAGTCAGAGCCCCATCGAAAGTTGGGATGTCAATGAAGCCAAAGCGATAGCTAAAGGCATCAAAGAGCGACATGGTGCTACACCGTATGGTTTCTACTTCAGCACTCGTGAACGCAAGGAAGATGAGTTGGATAGCAAGGTGGTGAAGACTTCTCCCATGCACTACCTGGGTGGGAAGATTGAAACGCTGGAAGAAGTGAAGGCACGGAACGATCCGAAGGAAGAAACACTTCGCTGGAATATGGAGACCAATGGATACAATCGTATCATTGTCAATACCAATTCTTACAAGTCGACCTTTCCGTTGAAGGATGAAGATATTGTTTTGCAGTGGCCATGAAGTTTTCGTTCCAGGTAAATGTTCCGCATTCTAAACATGGAAAATGCGACTGGTTCATGCCAACTGTGTTGCAGGATTGGTTGATGGACCGTGGATTGCAAGGACACTACTGTGGTGGAAATAGTTGGGGAGATGGATACACGAATGGCATAACCAATGCCGATTCTGTCTATATGGTAAGGAATGCTGAAGAATCCGATGGTCTTGCTTTTCGTATTATGTTTCCTGAATGCAAGGTACACATTTCTGAACAGTGTGTATACGCATGAAAAGAATATGCCCGAGTAGCTCAGTTGGTCAGAGCCTCGAAGGAGTAGTAAGCGGAGTTGATCACCGCGGCGATCTTCTACATAACGGTTGATCATGTTATGGGTCGGTGGTTCGAATCCATCCCCGGGCACCTATTATAAATATAAGATGACAAATTTACCAGCTATCCGCGGCGACAGAGTCGAAATCCAACTATCTACCACACTGAAATGCAATTTGAGTTGTTCATATTGCGTCCTTGCTGTGGGCGATGTCTTGTCCTCCCAGGGTAAACCTTCCTATTCAATTGATGATTTGGATTTGTTTATTCAAACTCATCTATCAGATAAGGAAATATTTTTCACGTTCTTTGGCGGCGAACCACTAATGAATAGGTCATTCATCTATGATGTTATGGATCGTTTTCCTAAGGCAGATTATCAGATTATTACCAATGGCACATTGTTGGATAAGATTGATGATAATTTTATCGGGCGCTTCACCAACTTCCTTATATCAATTGATGGTACTGAGCAGATTACAAACAAGTACCGTGGCAAGAATGTATTCGCTAACATTATGAAGAATGTTGATAGAGTACAACCGAAAGTAAATGGAACACTTACTGCGCGGGTAACTTGGTGTGATCCTGATCTTCCATTTGAAGCATTTGATAAACTGCTAGAAACATTTGATTGGGTACACTTTCAGTTCGCACAACAGAAGGGTGTCTATTCACCCGAACAGGTTCAAGCAAAGATGCGAGTGATTGATCAATTAGTGGATAGATTCTATTCATACAATGGTGTCTATCCTGTTGTTCCATTGATGGGGATTGCACGAAATCTTGCGGTGCCGGGGGCATCAGCTGCACAATGTTCCGGTGAAGCACATTGTAGATCATCCACCAATGCCGTCAATATCAGTCCCGATGGAAAGATATTTGCTTGTACGGATATGACATGGTTGTCCACTATGCAACATGGATCTATAATAGATAATACGTTGAGTGCAAGTCCATTGCAGATGCACCCGAATATGCCTTGTCATACCTGCGAAGCTAAAGAATGGTGCCGTGGAAATTGCATGAAAAATTTGCATGTTGCATATGTATTAAAGGATGAAGTATACAGGAAAGAAGTTGTAGACCCTGTGTGCGAATTAGTCAAATATCTTGGCAAGCGGATGGCAGACGGTGATCCAGTGAAATGGTTCAATGAGTTATCAATTGAAGATCAATCGCTTGTAACATCTGCACCAATATACGATTTTGTAGAAATTATACCGTAGTGGTAACCCAGATTTGAGATAGACGGTAGGATAGAGTCCCAAGTAGTCCCGACTGATCGGATTTTTCAGGCGAAAATGATCGTTGACTCTCTTATTCGAGACAAACCCGAAAGGGTTCTCAAATACCTTTTTCTTTGAGTAGTTCCTGCAAGGATTTATTCATTTCTTTAATCTCAGCGAACTGATCGATGAGCATCTTGTGATCCTGGATTGCTCGTCTTTCAGACTTTCTACTTTGAACATCTTGTCCAACCATAATAACAGAGAGTAAGACGAGTTGGAGGAATGTTTGAGCTATCCAGGATATCAAAGCTGCGGTGCCAAGATGTATTGCAGCCGGCAGGCTTATAAGTGCAATGGCTGCGAATATATAAGCACACCACATGGTGCTGACTGCATCAGTCAACCAAATGGCAACCTTGCTATTAAATGTAGATAGTTTCATAATAATTCCAATAATGGATTATTTATGATTCCATTTGACTATATTTAATGCTCTGTTATAATATGCTATGACACAAAGATACCTGCGCTTCGAAGTCGTCCCAATCGACGAAATTTTACCTGATGTAAAGGCACATTGGAATGAAGGGCGAGCTCGTGTGCAGCGGCCAGATGGCAGATGGGTAGGTGTTTCTTCTTTGCGTATGCGTACATTCGCTCGAGCCGGAACGAGTGCCGCTGGTATGAAGTGTGTATGCTGTGGCCTGGAAGGGACATTCTTTGCAGTGGAACAATCACCTGGACAAGAATCCTTTCACCTCAACCTATATGGTATGCGTGATGGTGAGGAAATCCTATTCACACACGATCATATCAAAGCAAGAGCACTAGGTGGCGCAGATAATTTGTCCAATTCTCAACTCATGTGTTCACCCTGCAACGCACAAAAGGCTAAGGGTGAAGGTAAGGAAGTTGCAAGACTTAGAAAACTGAAAGAGAAAAATGCAGAAGCTAATGACTAAATTCACCTTCCATGTTCATCAGGATAATAAGGGTTATCTACATCTCGTTGTGACTCGATTGACTGATGGTGCAACAAAGTATTTCTTCCAGGCACACGGCACAGTGGAAGGCATGAGTTATTTCATGTGTTCGATGACAGACGAATTGACTGAGGGTTACTTTCCGAAAGTTGGAAAAAAGGGATCCGATGTTGATAATTGGGCATTCCTTGGCGATAATCCCGGAAGGCTGATAGCTGAAATAGAAGCTGCTAATTTAGCTGGACCCGACTTGACTCATTACAGATTAACGCATAAAATATAAACATGGCAACACAAACTAAAGAGGAAATCGCAGTCGCTCGTCGCAAGAAGCAGGGAGAGCGCAAGGCTGAACAAGATAGAATGCGCGCCGAATATGAAGTGCAAAAGCAAGAGCATCTTGCTATGTATAAGGCGAGTGTGCCTAAGCGTCTGATGGAGGCACAAGCACTGGCATCTTGGCTGGGTATTGCAGTTCATGTATCGCTCACTGCAACTGGTCCGTCGGTAAGGTTTGAAGAAGAGAATCATCACGATAAACTCTACATCGATGAAACCATTACTTACGAAACCGAAGAATGGGAACTCGAGAATCTCGAAGCCACGTTGGCTTCACTGAAGGCGAAGCGTGATGCATATGATCAGAGACGAATAGTTGCCCAAAGAATTTTTAGTAATCTAAGCGACGAAGAAAAGATATGTATTAAAGAACATATTCATTATCTACGATAATTATTATTTGAATTTACATTTCTCGAAGTGGTAGCGAAACATAGCTGCTCCTTTGCCCACCTTACTACAATGCGGGCATGTATGCGAGATCAAGAACGGATGATTACCGATCTTTATTCGGTTATGGGCACGGGTTCTTGCTGCTTCTACATTAAGAAAATTATGGGTTCCGTTTTCCACCCTTTTTCTTACCTCTTCTCCTCCGAGAAAATTATGAGTTCCATTCTCTACTCGGTTGTGATTAGATTTTCGAGAAATCTCTCCATCCAAGAAATTATGAGTTCCATTTTTCACTCGTTCTCGGACATCTTTCCCGCCTAAGAAATTATGAGTACCGTTATCTAGTCGCTTTCGATTTAACTCGGGACCCGTCCATGGGTGTGTTCCGTCTTCTACTCGTTTTATGTTGAATATGCTGGCAAGATGTGATATTTCTTCTGGAGACATCTTCATTCGTTTGGCTATAAGAGCACACGCACCATAATCTCCTTGAGAATAATGAATGTCATAATGGTCATTTAATGAAACACATTTGAGATTTGTAATATCATTATTTTCGTGATTCCCGTCAATATGATGTATTTCATATGTTCGACCAGTCTCATCAAGTGGTATCGATCCATAATGCGTTTCGTAGATTTGCCGATAAATAGACATGCTGATTGCTCCTATAAAGCGTTAGAGTAAGTGGGTGCTTCAACACCGCGACTTACACTATATTTATCACTTATCTATTGACATATTTTATTTTTATGTTATAATATACACATCACAACAAGTTAAATACAGATATGACACACAAACTTCTTACTGAAATTGCATCCGACAACGGCAAACTCTTCAAACAGGGTGTCATTGCTCGTGAGGCTGTATCAAGCAACAACGATTTCTTCGCAGGCCTGCGCTATGCACTGGATAACATTGATACCTTTGGTGTGAAGAAGGTTCCAGTTCGCACTGGGCCCGATGGAAATGGTCTTACATTTCCAATATTCAAGATTCTTGCTGATATGTTGATCAAGCGAGAACTGACCGGCCATGCTGCGCTCGAGGTAATTGATAAGGCAATGAATGATGCGACCAACGATGAGTGGAATGGTTGGTATCGCAGGATCCTTATCAAAGACCTAGGTTCTGGATTCAGTGAATCCACTGTGAACAAAGCTGTCAAGGGTATCAACAAGGATTATGAAATCCCTGTCACTCCTTATATGCGGTGTAGCCTGCCCGAAGGTTCCAACATGGAAGAGTGGGACTATTCCGAAGGCGTGTATTCACAGATCAAAGCAGACGGAATGTTT